GGCGTTCGTGCCGCCGACCGCGCCGCTGGTCGAGAAGGTCGATGAGTGATGCGCCTGCTCCTCGCCGCGATGCTCGTGCTGCTGCCGCAAGTTGCGGCCGCAAAGTGCATGAGCAAGGCCGAGGCGCGCGCGATGTACGCATCGCACCTGTACTGGAGCGTCGGCATCAACGGGCAATGCTGGGCTCGCTCGATGAGCGAGGCGCGAGCAGCGGCGAAGACACCGCAGCCCAAGCCGCCGGCGAAGGTACAGGCGCGGCCAATGTTGCCGGTGGTGGTGCCGGTTGCACTGCCGCCGCAGCAGGAGACGTTGGACGATCCGCAATGGTCGTGGATCACCGAGGCGCGTGCTGCCGATCGCGAGATCAAGCCGCTCAACATCATGCCGGTGCCGCAGCCGCCAACGCCGAGGGACAACGGCAGCGCCTTCTTCCTCGTGCTGGCGTCGACGCTCGTCTCGACCGCGCTTTGGCTGCTGCTCGCTCGCCGGTTTCTGAGGAGGCTGTACCCATGGTGATGAACATACCAACGGCGAAGGTGCCGCCACGCATGGCCAAGCTGCCGCACTATGAGGGCGTGCCGATCCCTTGGTACGTGCAATGGCTCGATGAGCTTGGTGGGCATGCAAAGCCCGGCGAAGGCATCCCCGATCTGGATGCGGTCGACGGCGTGAAATACACGCGATGCTTTGCGGTGCCGCGTTGCTGGCTGTGCGGTGAAAGGCGCAGCCGCCAGGGCGTGTTCTTCCTCACCGGAGCCAACGTCATCGGTCGCGTCGGCGCTGAGCCGCCGAGCCACAACGATTGCGCCGAATATGCCGCGCAGACCTATCTCGCGCCTGACGGCGTGATCTGCCTGTGGCAGTCGTCGCGCTTCCTGCCGTTTCATTCCGGTCGCGGCATTCTGTTCCGGTTGATCGGCGATGCCGACCGCGCTGATTGGTGGCACGAAGGGCGCAAGGCCACGCACGAGGAGGCGCACACATCAATGGCCAGCCACTACGCGCTGCTGCTGCAGGCGGCGAGGGAGGAAGGCTGGCGCGAGGTCAGGCAACTGCGCTGGAAGTACATGCGTGCGATCAGGTTTCTACCGGAGGAGGAGACGCATGATCTATCGAGGCTACAAGCTGGAGCGTGACCCACATGGCTGGACGATCTCCCGCGACAAGCGGGTGGTCGCGCTCGCCGACAATCAAGACAAGGCGATGAACTGGATCGATGACGAGATCGCGCGGATCGCGAAATCCGGTCAGCTACCGGGGCATCATGAGAAGGAGAAGATATGACCACCGTCGTCGCGGTGTACAAGTTTTCCGGTTGCGTTGGTCGGTGTGATGCCAATTGCCACGAGGCCAAGTCGCCGGAATGCACTTGCATCTGCGGCGGTGCCAACCACGGCGTCGGCCTCAAGCAGGCGATGGCAAACACGGCGCGGGGTGTCGGTACAAGGTTTGAAGATATCGACGCATACATGCAGCTTAAGGGCATCACCTATCCGGTGGTTTCGATCGATCGGGTGATGCTGAAGGGACGAGCCGTGGCGCTGAAGCGCGCCAGGAAAATAATCGGGGAGCCGGAGCTCCCCATGTTTCAGGCGAACGCGGTCTGAGGGACATCGCTTGGGAGAGCATGTCTCCAGCCAGGGGCGCGGCGGTAGCTCCACTGCCGCCGCGCTCACATTTCAAGGAGAAGCCCGATGGGCAAGCTGCTGCGCTACGAGGAACTGAAAGAGCTAAAAGGCATTCCGCACACCCGGCAGCACCTGTCGCGGCTGGAGAAGGACGGCAAATTTCCGAAGCGCATTAACATCACCACCAATGCCGTGCTGTGGGACGAGGCCGAGATCGACGCCTTCCTGAATACAAAAAGGGCGGCGCGAGATGCGCCGCCCCCGAAGGTTACCCGCCGCCGCGTCAGGCGGCGCGCCGCTTCACCGGATTAGCGTCGTGCCGCCGGGCGACACCGGCAACGTAATTGCACCACGCCTCAAAGCCCGCGCGCTTCTCATCGATGTAGGCAAACTTGTTGTAGATGCCGTCAAGCTTGCCCTGAGAGTGCGCGATCATCCGCTCGGCGATGTCCTTCGGGATGCCCATCGCCTTCGGCGACAGACCCGTCCGCATCGTGCGGCGCAGATCGTGGTTCACCCAATCCTTGAAGCCGCACGCCTTGGTGATCTTGGCCCTGGCGCGGTTGTCGAGCTTCGCGGCGGTGCCGTTGCGGCTCGGGAACAGCAGCGGGCTGTTGCTCCGAGGGATGGTCATGATGATCTCGATCATCATCGGGGTGAGCGGGATGACATGGGTCTGCTTGCCCTTCATCCGCTTCGCCGGGATCACCCAGACCTTGGCCTTGAGATCGATCTCCTCCCAACGCGCCCGTGATACCTCGTCGCGGCGGCAGCCGGTGAGGATCAGCAGGCGATAGATTTGCGGCAGCCAGAGGTCGAGCTTCCACGCGCCGTGCCACACAGCGGCAAGCTCGGCGTCGGTCAGGACGCGATCGCGCGCGGGAGCCTCGCCGAGCAGCCGCTTGCCGGAGATCGCCTCGGCTGGCGAGTAGGCCACGGTGCCGTCGTTCGCCAACCAATTATAGAACTGCTTGATGTGGCTGAGCGCGATGCGGGCCGCGCCCGTGCCGTGATCCTTGGCGATGTCCTTGATCAGGTCGGCGATCTCGCGCGTGGTCAGGCTATCGACCGGGCGATCGCCCCACACCGGAATGAACCGCTTGGTCATCGAGTGCGCGATGAAGACGAGGCTGCGCTCGCCCACATGCGAGAGCCCTATCGCCTGCCACTGGGTGGCTCGGGCGCGAAAGCAATTCTTGCCAGCGTCATCCACCTTCTTCGCGGCGGCGATCTTGGCCTGCCGGGGATCGGTGCCCTTGCTGATCTGGATCAGCCAGTCGCGGGCAACGTCGCGGGCGTCGGCGAGCGTGAACTTGCCGACCGCGCCGATGGTCAGGATTTCGGTGTTGGTCTTGCCCGGCAGCTTGGCCGAGAGGCAGAAGCTCTTCGCGCCCTTGTCGGTGACGCGAACGCAAAAACCTGGGACGAGAGCGTCCCAGGCGTAGGCACGTTTGCCGTGCGGCGCTGCAGGCAGCGCGGTGATGATGTTTGGCTTCAGTTCGATCTTGGTGGTCATGGTCGTGATCCTCTTTTTTGATGGGGTTACTCGATGCCGTCGCGGGCATCCTGGCGCTTGAGCTTGGCGATGTAGGCCTTGACCGCCTTCGCCTTGGCCGCCTTTGCACGCCGCTCGATCTCGGCCTCAATCTTCGCCCGCGCCACCGCATCCAAAGAGGCTGACTGCAAATCGCGCTGCAACTCAGCCGTGGAAAAGAGCGCGAAGGCATTGGCGGAAACGCGCTTGCCAGAAAACACAGACATTGGGGGTTCTCCTTCTTTCTCGGTTACTAGCCCGGCTCCTGGGCTAGTGCTGGGCTAGTAAAACGATGGTGTAGGCATCTGCAGGCATCTTCAGGCAAGTTCAACACTAACACGCTGAAAGCTCAACCACGACGGGGCTTTTCTGGCTTTCCCCTTTAACTCTGTTGAACAGCGCTGAACAGTGTCGAACATATATTCTATTATTCTCGATAATACAACATGCCTCAAAAACCCAGCAAAATGGGCCTTTTTGCGATCGGGCCTTAAGGGGCTAGTACCGGGCTAGTACCAGACTGGGAAAAATGGAAAAATTTTGCGGCGGTCCCAGACAGGGTATTTTTGGGGTCCGTTTTTAATGGGAAAAATACCATGTCGGACATCGTTGAACGGCTGGGCGAGAATGCCGCTATGCAAGACTGGACAACGGCTGCGCTTGAACGAAAGGTCGAGCGGCTGACGCTGGAGAATTGGCAACTGAAAGGCGCACTTGGTTACGCGGTGCCGGGCGATGTCCCTGATAATGGTCCGTTCAAATGCGGGCTGTGCGATGCCAAGACCCGTGGCATCATTGAAGCGGAGGACGAGATCGAACGGCTGCGGGCGGCGCTGCAAAGATTGGTCGACAATATTCTCGACTATGAGCGGGTCAATAAATTAGCCCCCAACCCTCCGCGACTGTACTGCTGGGATGCGGTAGCCGACGCTGTCGCGATCCTACCACCCGCCGCCGCCGCCGTAGCCGCCGCCACCAAAGCCGCCGCTGCTGAACCCGCCGGAGTAGCCCCCACCGAAACTCCCAAACGGTGACAGGCCACCCATCATGCCGGGCATCTGCCACCACTCAAGTTGCTGTGGCTGTGCGAACGGGATGGCGCTCGGCGTCGACGGAAAGTTCGCCGGGCCTGACGTTGCATTGGCAGCGCTGGCGAAGCCCCACGGCGAGCCAACGGCAAACGGTCGCTGTGGCTGCGGCGCGTCGGGCCATGCCGGTGTCGCTGGTGTCTCCAACGCTCCGGCATAGACCGCGTCTGGCCCGGTCTTCTGTGTTGCCCACGATAGGTCAGGCGATGCAGGCGATGTTGGTGTTGCTGGCGCTGACTGCGGCGCAAGTATCCCGGCGATCTCAGGTGCCGGTGGCACCGGCCCGGTGAGATCGGCAGGGCGCGGACGAGGCAGCGGCATGCCGAGCGTGTCGACGGCATAACGTCCCGCTTGTGACACGCGAGAGCGTGGCATCGGCAGCGACACCGTCTCCGGCGCGCGCGGGATGCGTGACAACGTCTCCGCATCAGGCGGTCCAAACACCGCAGCCTGCGTGTCCGCTGCAGTCGGTGGTGCGAACGGCGACAGCGGCATGCGCGATGCCTCGCTGCCTGCGTTGAACACCAGACCGCCTTCGCCCGGCACTCGATCCGGCATCCTCGGTGTCGGCCAATTGGCTGGCGGCACCTTGCCATCCATGAACAGGTTTTGGTTCTGGCCCTCGGGCTCGCCGCCGCCGACCCGATTGAAACCGCCATAGCCTTGGACGCCACCTATCACGTCGCCGCGATAGACATCCGAGCCGGGCTGCAGGAGCCCGCGCTCCATCATCGCGAGGGTCGCGGCATCGCGCAGCGTGTTGTCGGGCGCGAAGCCCGCCTCATCAAACGACGCGGCTCCGCTTTGCTGTGGTGCCACTGCTGCTGCGGGCGCTGCTGCTGCGGGTGACACCGGCTCCTGACGCCGTGCCGAGGATGCCTCGGTTGACCGCCGCGAAGCCGGTGCCCCTCGGAACGGCGACAGCGGAAGGCCTCCAGCCGCCGGTCCTATCGTGCCCATCTGGTCCGAGCCATCCAGGCCATGCATGCGGATCAGCGGCTCGGCAGATCGCGCTGGCGCTGCTGCTCGTGCCGGTGCTGCTGCCCGCTGCGTGCGCGCTGGTGCGCTGGCTTGCGCCGAGCGGGGCGAGGCCACCGGGACCGGCGTTGCCGCCACGGCTGGCGCTCCTGGCGCGGCTGGGAATGGCTGTGCCGATGACGCCCCGCCGATGCCGAGGCCGGGCATCGATGCGGTGGCGAGCATGTCGGCTGCCGATGACTGCGAGCCGCCGTCTGGACCGTAGGTGCCGGTGACCATCTGATCGATGCGACCCTGGATGTCGCCGGGCTCTGGCTGTGGCCCTGTCGGGACCGTCGTTGGCAGCGACTGCGGAGAGGGGAAGACCGAATAGTTGCGGCCACCGGGGCCGGGCGTGATGTCTAACCCGGCAGCCTTCTCGCCCTCCTGGGTGAGATTGTAGGTCGGGTGCCGCTCACCCTTCAGGATCAGCCCCGTGTCAGGGACACGCGACGGCCAATGTCCTGTTGCGTCTGGCTTGAGGCCTGCGGCGACGGCGCTCTCCATGTCATAGCCGGAGCCCTTCGGATCGAACGGCACACGCGACTGCGCCGACGTGTCGGTCGGTGCGAGGGATGCCGCTGGCGTTGCTGCCGGTGCTGCTGCCGCAGGCGCTGCCGCCACTTGGGTCGGCTGCTCGCCGCTTCGCATCTTGCGGACGAGGTGCATGCCCTCGTTGCTCTCGCGATTGGTCTGCACCTCGCCGTGGCCGACGATGTTCTTGGTCGGGATGTTGAAGCGCTGCTGCGCGGCCACCGTGAGGCGGTGCGCGGCGGCGAGTTGCGCTGGCGTCGGGTCTTCGCCCTGGCCGACGAAGGCAATGCCCATCGCATTGTTGTTGCGGATGTCTGGCCGCGCCGAGCGGTAATTGCCGAGCGGGCTATCAACGTGATTGGTGCGGGCATCAAGCGGTGCGCCTTGGGTCACCGTGCCGTCCTTGTCGATATAAAAATGATAGCCGAAGCTGTGGCCACCGCGCCCGGTGTCGCCACTGTTCAGGACGTTGAGCGCGCTCTTCAAATCCTTGGTGCCGGTGTGGTGCGCGACGATCGCGGTGAACGGCTCGGCGCGCGCGGTGGCGCTGCGCCCGAAGACCTGTCCAGGCTGGTAGGTGCGATTGATCGACAGGCCGGGCACTTCCATCCCCGCGATGTCGGCGGGTGGGCGCGGCGGCGCTGCTGCAGTCTGCGGCTGCGTGTTCTGCGGGATGGTGCCCTGCATCCACGATCCTTCTTCAGCGCGGCGTTCGATCAATCCTTGCTTCGTTTCTCCGCTCGCCTTGTTGTACATCTGCAGGCGCGCATTCGCGGCAGCCCAGTCACCCTTCCGCACATGCTCGCCGAGCCCGCTGTTGACCCACTTGTCGCCAGCGTTCTGCGTCAGCGATGTCAGCGCGAGCCGCGCGCCCTCCGGCGCATCCTGCGGCACCACGCCGTCGACAATGTTGCGAGCCTTCGCGAGGTCGGTCAGCAATCGCCGGTTCGCTTCGGCTTCGGTGATCGATGTCTCGCCCGCCTGGACGCGGCTGCCGTAGCCGATCGCGTAGTGACCGTGGTCCCAGTATGGTTTGTCGCGAAAGCCCTCGCGGTGTTTGATGCGGTTGATAAACCAATCAGGCAAGCTCATCGTCGGGCTCCTACGCCTGCGGCCTCAAGGATCGCGAGCAGTCGTGCAACGTCTGCCGGTGATCGGGTGCCTGGAGGAAGCGGTCCCTGCTCCAGTTGACGGACGGAGTTGCGGTGACGTCTAAACCGTGCCGCATTCAGCATCGGATAGGCTTGGTCAGCGAGTGCGCCTCCGATTGCGAAGCCGATCGGGCCGCCGATGAGTGGGCTGCCGATCACCGAGCCGATGGCTGCGCCGAGCCCGCTGCCGATCGCCGCCTTGATCCCGCGCCCCACGCCCTGCTGCATCTGACCGCCCATCGATTGTGTAAGGCCTGTCTGCGAGGTCGGGATATTTGCTTCTCGTGACACTCGTGCCAGCGCTGCAAGCTGTGGCTCCTGCGCGCCGCCGAGGCGGGCGCGCTCCTGCGGAGACAGCCGCTCCCACCACTGTGCGAGTTGCCTGTACGACGTCGCGCCCTGCTCTCCGACCGTGCGCTGAAGCCTCTGGCCGATCTGCTCAGCGCCGTATTGGTTAGCGCTTATCCGCTGCGCGGTATCGAACTGCTCGCGCGGCACGCCGCTCCGCGTTGCCGTCTGCCGCATCGCTTCGGTGGCGGCATCACGCACCGGGGTCCGCAGATGAAACGGCACCGAGCTTATGTTGGTGTCGCTTGCACTGAGGTTGCTGCGCCAGGATTTGCCGCGCTCATACGGAATGTTGGTCCCGACAAGGTTGCCCTGTGCATCATAGTTGGCGGGGTTCTCGCGGATCATCTGGTTCAACGCACGCGCCCGCGCGATCAATGGCGCTGCCGTGGTCGGATCGCTGCGCTGCGCTTGGCGCACCATCTCGGTGATGATGCCTCCGGCATCCATCGGCGCGCGCGGCCCGGTGCGGGTCATCAAATCCTGCTGCAGCGTGCCCCTGACATCACCGCCTGCGGCTCGGGTCTGCTCGGCAAGCTGGATGACCGGCGCGTTGCCGGGCGTGGTCGGCGGGAAGGCTTGTCGCTGCGTGACGATGTCGTCACCGGCAGCGCGAACTTGCGCCGATAGGTTATCGCGCATCGTCTGGACACGCTGAGCCGAGCCCGGCAGGCCCGATAGCTGCCGCTCCTGCGCCGCGACAAAGGGAGTGCCGAGCATGGTCGGCGTCGGCTCGATGCCGAGGCTGCGCGCATCGGCGGCGATCTGCGCTGCGTTCGGCTTGGCCATCGTGCGGTCGATCGTCGGCGACACCATTGGGTTCACGGCACGCACGGCAGATGGCACAACGCCGCCAATCAGTGAACCATAGAACGCGGCATCCTCTGGCTTAACTCCGATGGATGGTGCGATGGCTTCGCCAATCTTGCCGCCCGCCGTCGAGCCGCCGACTGCGGTGAGCGAAGGCATGATCGAGCGGGCAACAGCGCCGACGATCGGAGCGCCGACGCGGTACGCTTGCGCGCCTGCACCAAGGCCACCGCTCACCACAGCCGGGATAGCGCCTTCGGCAATCTGTCGCGGGAGCCCTGCATAGGAAGGTATCTCGGGGATGCCGAGCGCCTCGTTTACCGCAGGCCCCACCGCTGGCATCTGAACCTTGTCCTTGCCGTAGCCCAACCACTCAGCGCCCTTGTTCACTGCGCTCACCACCTGTCCGACAGGCGTGATGCCGCGATTGATCAGGCCCCCAACCATGTCGAGCGGGCCGGTGACGATGCCGGTCGCCGCACGCTTGGCGAGGTTGCCCCAAGTGTCGCTCTCATATTCTTTTTTCTGCTGAGCCAGGACGCGCTGGCGTTCTTCCTCGGCGGGGTCGACCGGCGCAGCGGCGGGCTCGGCATAGCTTCTCGCCCACGGTCCAGGCGCGGCGCTCGGCTCAGCGTAGGTTCGCTCCCAGGGGTTCGCCATCACTGTCCTATCTGGTCGTATCGTTTATTGAGCGTGCCCGCTGCCTTGGCCTTCGCTTCCATCGCATCGATCTGCGCCTTCAGCGTCGGGTTGCCGCTGACTGCTGCGCGCATCTGCGCGATAGCATCCGCCGGGGTCGCTGCTGTCGAGGTTGACAGCGCCCAATTGCGCATGAGTTCAAATTTCATCATGGCGCTTTTGTCGGTGTCGCTGGCGTTCGGCATGTACATCGCGCGGTACGACGATCGCTCGGCGGGCAGCACGGTCGCGCCCGACACCAAGCGCACCACCTCTTCGATCCATTGATCGGTGAGGATGGCATACTCCTGCATCTTCGATGTGCCGGGAGGCCTCCCTTGCTCATCGAGATAGTTCGCGACGTCCCGGCCTATCTCGGTGTCGCCCATGGTGCGCGACACCGTCGCCGCCATGCGACCGGGGATGTACTTGTTGGTGAAGCCGATCGGTATTCCCTTCGCATCGCGCTGCAAGCCAACCGTCGTTTCAAGCGCCTGACGTATTCCCTCCGCGCGATCGACGGCTCGGGCGTTCTTGGCTTGCGCCTCGGTGCTGCCTTTGGGATCGCCGGGCAGCGGCTGGATCGAGATTGCTTGACCGCTCGGCCCCCTGACGACCTGTGCAGCGCCAGCCGCCGCTGCCGCTGCAGGCGCTGCCACGGCGGGAGCAGCGGCTCCTTGGGGTGGTGCGGGACGCCAATTGTTTTGATCTCTCCAGTCGCCGCTGACGAATTGATATCCATCGATGATCTCTCCCGGCTGCGGTGGTGGGCGCGGCGCGTCTGGCGTGACCGTCATAGCGCCGGGGGCTCCGGTAACAGGCGCTGCCTGCAGCGGCGATGGCAGCGGCTGCGTCTGAGGTGTGGCCACGCCCCCCGGCTGCTGCTGCGGTGCGGCTCCCGGCAATGCCTGCTGTCCGATCGGCGGCAGCACGCCAGCCTTGCGGAGTAGGTTCTGCTCCGGCGCGGACCAATTGTATTCGTCCTGGGTGACGACGCCGTGCGCGCCGACGTTGGTCTTGCTCTTGTTGATCAGGCCGGAGAGGATTTGCGCATCGCGCTGCTCGACGGTGGTTAGCTCACGCTGCGCCGCCGTGGCCTGTAGGTTCGCCCAGCGTTCCTTGATCTTGCTCTCGGTGAATTGATCCTTTGGCGTCAGCGCAACGTCAGGATAGCTCCCGCGCAATTGCACGTCCTGCTTCAGCACCTCGCGCGGATCGGACGGCACTCCATAGAGCGAGATGTCGCTGAGCGCTTGGCCCGCTGCCGAGCCCTTGTAGATGGCGGGCATGTTCGCGGGGTTGCGCGCGCCGAGCTTCATCGTCGCGATCGCCGCCTCGCGGTTGAGGTCAAACGTGCTGCGCTCCTTCTGCATCTCCGGCGTCGGCGGCCCCTCCCACGGGATGCCGGTGGCGCTCGGCGGCATGTAGGGCGGCGGCTCCTGCGCCTTGATGCGTGCTGCCTGCGCGCGGATGTAATCCTCCTCGGCCTGCTGCTGATCGAGCAGCGTCCGCGTCTCAACGCCCATCTTGTACATCGCTGGGCCACGGGCACCACTGTTGCCGAAGGCTTGCGACAGCGCGTTGCCGATCGTGTTGTCTTCCGTCCAAAGCGCAGCCATCGTGTTCTCCTAAATCTGGCCGCCGATGCCCTTACCGGCGATCCCGGCAAGCGAGCTAGCGATGCCCGCCCACGGTGACGGCGACGACGACACCTTGGCGACCGGCACCGCCTTCTCAGCTTGGTATGCACCGAGCGATCCCTGCCGCTCGTTGCCCGACAATCCAATCACCTGACCAGACTTAGCGAAGACTGACTTGGTGCGCGGCTGCAAACCAAACTGGCTGCCGCCATAGCTCTGCATGGTCGACAGCGCGGCGATGCGGGCGCGCGCATCGCGTGATGCACTGGTGATGCGATCGTGAACGTCGCCCATGATCTGCGACGAGGTGCCTTGCTGGCCGCTCAGCATCATGTCGCCGATGATTGCTTCGTCGCCCTGGTTCATGCGCTCGGGCGTGATCTCCTTCTCGACGCGCTTCTCCTCGCCCTGCTGTGCCTCCTGCTGCTTCTCCGGCGACATGTCGTTGACGGATGCCTGCCGGGCGTTCTCGGCCATCTGCCGCATCTGCTCCTGGCGATCCCATTCTTGCTGGGATTTCTGCCGCTGGTAGCTAATCCATTCTTGGTTGGCTTGGTTCTGCATGCTCTCGGCGGCTTGCTGCTGCGAGTAATTGATCGCAGCGCTCGCGACCGAGCCCAGCAAAGACAATCCCATCATCGGATCGCACATGGCTTAGCCTGTCCCGTATTCTTTGCCGGAGCCTTGACCGAGCGGGCTCTTGGCGTTCATGCCGGATTTATAGTTGGCGGCGTCCTGCGCGCCAGCCAGCGCACCGATGCCGCCGATCGCGATCGGCGTGAACAGCGCGCCGAGCGGCGTCAGGTTCGGCGTTGCCAGATTAGCTTGGTTCACCATCGACGTCGCGGTGTTCGCCGCGACGTTGGGGTCTTCGGTTGCGTACAGTTGCGCGATAGCCTGGTTTTGCTGCGCCAGGATGTTCTCGCGCAGCGAGCCCGCACCCTGATCGGCCTGCGCGCGGATGCCTGCCTCGTTGATGTCGCGCTCGGTGCCGAGCGCTCCGGCTGCATCAGCGGCTGCGGTTGAGCGCAGCGTGCCAGCGCGTGCAAGGTCGTAGGTGAGCTTGTCCTTCGCCTTGCTGTACTGCTGATTGAGTTGCGGCAGTTGATAGTCCAGCGAGGCGTTCTTGTACTTGTCGTAGAACTCTGGCTGGAAGCCAGCGAACAACTGGTTGACGGTGTTGGTGCCTTGCTCCAGGCGCTCCTTGCGTTGCGCTTCCTTCTGCCGCGCCTCTTCAGCTTGCTGCATTTGAAAACGCATCATGCTGTCGTCTTTTTTTGACTTGCCACCCATCACAACCTCGCTCTCATGATGATGCCGATCTGTTCGGCTCCAAATCTACGAAACGCATTGACCAGTGTCGGCACCGTCTCGTGGCCGCTGGTGATTGGGATGTGCAGGCACGTTGCATGGTCGACGTGCTTGGCCATGTCCATAGCGCTGCCGATGAGCGCGCGCCCGATGCCGCTGCGCCGATACTCCGGTCGCGCGTAGACCTCGCCCAGCGTGGCGAACGGCTTCTTGGAGAACTGATGATCGATCTCGTAGGAGATCGAGCCAGCGATGCTGCCATCTGGCAGCGGCGCAATGATATGCGGCTCGTGCCCCGTGCTGATCGCTTGGGTGAGGTAGTGCTTGGCGCGCTCGCGATCAAACTCGATGCCACCGTCATGGTATCCGCTCTCGGCGAAGAACGTCTCAAACAGGTCGAGCAGCGCGTCGACGTCATCGACCGTTGCCAACCGCAGTTGGACGACGGGCTTCTCTGGGTTGCTGTGCATGTTCACGAGCGAGCCACCTGTACAGAATGAAATCCTCGCCATGCTTGCCGAAGCATTCCAGCTTGGCCTCGGCCTTGGCTCCGACCAGCCGCATCCAGCGGTCGAAATAGGGGCGCTGCAGAGCGCGAGCTTCGATCCGATGATAGCCCGCGCGGATGGCGAACGTCGTGCCGATAGTACGTATCCAGCGCGTCACCGGAATGACGGCGCGCGGGTACTCCGGCGTTGAGAATGCAAACGCTACCGCCACGCCGGGACACATCGGCACCAGACCGAAGGCGGTGATCGGTCTGGCTTCTGCAGCGACCAGCGCCATGCCATTGCGGCTCATGATGCGGGTGGCAAGCTCCTCGGCGAGATGCTCCGCATTCCAGCACGTCGCCAGAAGCTCGGCGCGATCGGCATCGCACAGATTGCTGAGAACGTAGTGCAGCGATCGATAGTCCGCAGCGTGGATGCGGACCATTAGCTTGCCTGCGCCAGATCATAATGCACCGTGATGTTGCTGATGGTGTGCGGTCCAGGCTTCGCCGAGCGAAGCCGGAGCGACAGATGCGTGGAATAGCCGAGCATCGGGAAGCGTCCGATAAGCTGCGTCGGGCCGGTGATCTTGCCGAGGTAGTCCTCGGCCTCGGTCGACGGATCGAGCGAGGCGTAGACGTCCCACTCGCCGGTCGCGACTGCATCGATGCCGTGAAACTTTTTGTATGTCTCGGGTCGATCGCCGCCATGAAAGGGCAGCACCACCTCGACAGGGCTGCTGTCGAACACGGGGCCTGTGGGATCGGTGCCGCCATAGACGTAGACGTTGTGCTGATCGTCGCGGACGAACACGCGCTGCTTGGCGACCGTCGCCGCAACGATCGGACGCTCGGTCGGCAGCCGGTATTCGCTCCAGGCGGTGACCTTCGGGCCGGGAAATGCCGATAGAACATAGATGCGGTCCTGCAGGATGATCCAGAACCGGCCAGACACCGGCTGCAGGATCGCGATCGCGGCGCTCATCCAAGCCTTACCCTGGGTGCGGAATAAGTTTTGAAACACCGGATCGAGCGGCGAGCCCACGTCAGACACCGACGCCGCGAGGCTCGAGTTGCGGGCGCGCAGCGAGCGCACGCCGTCAGGTGCCAGATAGAGGATGTCGCCGGAGCCATACTGCAGCACCGACTGCGGCGCGATGGTGCCAGCCTGCCGCAGTGTCTGATTAAACTGGGTCAGCAGCGGATCAGGATCGATGTTCCAAAGCTGCACCGCCGTGTCGCTGAACACCGCGAGCTTGTCGTAGTACGCCTCCAGCGCCAGCGTGCTGCTCATGTCGCTGTCTTCCAGCGACATATCGATCGAGCCTGCGCCGGTCCCCGCCCAATCGTTGGGGACGCCTACGGCGGAGAAGAACAGCACCGTGCCGAGCGTGCTGAACATCTTGCTCTTGTAGGTGCGGACGTAATAACCGCGCGGATTGGTGTCGGGAATACTGACAAGCGCGCCGTTGTAAAAATGCGCGGCACCGTTCGCCCCGTTAAGGCAAGAGGCGACCACGTAGAACATCTTGTCGAATTTGTCGTAGTCGAGAATGTTGTAGAGGTCGGTGGTTTGCAGCGCATGTATACCGACCCCAAACTCACCAGTGGGCGGCGAGGTGCCCGGCCCATTCGGCGAGAATGTGTAGACCTGATCGTTAAGCTCGCCGAGCCCCCTGGTGTTTGCTGGCAGCGTGGCGATGTTGGTGAACTCGTAGCGCTTCTCGATCTCGCCGCCGGGAGTGATGTGCGCGTTCTTCAATACGCGCAGCGTGCCAGCCGGTGCCGTGAGCGACGATCGCCGGAGATCGAGCCCTGCCGCGAAGTTCTCGATCGCGAAATACGGCACCGATCCCTCACGGTATGTAGTCGATGTAAGCCACGGGGCGCGATCCGCCGCCGCTCCGCATGCTGCCGCCCAAGTTGTAGTTGCCGCGCTTCTCAGCGCCGTTGTTGCTCAGCAATTTGCGCAGATAGTTTTGCGCCTTCTGCAGTTTCATCTGCGCCACCTCGGCCTTCTGCGTGGCCAGGATTTCTGCGGCAGCAAACAAAACGATCGCGGTGCTGTCGATCACGCACTTGTCGGCATCGTTGACGAGCGGATTGAGCGGGGCTTGCCCTTCAAACCGCAACATGCCGTTGGTGTCGGGAACGGGCAGCAGCATCAACGAGCCCGCAGGATCGGTGACGCCGGAGAGGTTGACGTCGACAAAGTTGGCCCAGCGCTTCGGCGTGCCGCGCGCTGGCTCCCACGGCTCCGGCTGCGGCACCTCAAGATTGTAAGCGCGGATGCCGTACTGCAATCCGTTCCAGCGGGTTTCGCCCTCTGCTGCCCAGTAGACGCGGTTGATCTGGTCGAAGCCCATCTCGGCGGGATAGGCGAAGGCGGCTTGGCCCTTCTCCACTGACTTGTCGAACCAGAAGCGCAGATGCGGCCAATCGTAGGCGTCCCATAGTTCGCGCTGCTGGCGGTCAAGCTGCGCGTCTTGCGCAGCCTGCGCCTGCACGCCCTGTGCTGGATTGACAGACTGCCCCGTCTCGGCGCGGAGCATCCGTCGCAACTCCAGCATGGTGACGCCGATCGGCATCGGTCAGCCTGCCGGTGGCCGTTGCTTGCCGGGCTTGAACACCGCACCCGGCGGCGGCAGCGTGTTGTTGTCCTGCTCGTCGTCCTTCTCGTCGTCGCCGCTGTCGTGGCCGATGGCGATGCGCTCGCCCTCACTGCTGACGCGAGCTTGATCAACCTCCTCGCCGGGCATCTGCATTTCCATGCGGAACACGCGGCCAGGGAATGTTCGCTCAACGACGTTGTAGCCGTACTTGGCGATCAGCCGATCCTTCTCGACGCGCGGCGATGTCTCGCTGACGCGCACCGGCTTGATCTCATAGATGTTGTCTTCGCCGTGCAGCGCGGAGAGGACATGCACCTCCGGCCATGACACAGGGCGCTCCGCGTTGAATTCGTAAACGTAGAAGCCCTGCCCAGCGAGGTTCACGCTGCAAGTACACCAATGCATATTCATGTGTGGCCCTTGTGAAAAAGCCGAGCCCCACCACCGATGAGGCTCGGCAGTGCGGGAGCTAAGCGATTTCCATCACCACCGCGCCGTTCAGGCGGCGCGCGCAGAGTTGGCCGGTGGAGGTGATGCCTCGGTACAGGACGTACTTGTCCGGTGGCCGAGACGGGCTGTGCTGGTGACGCCACTCGTCTTGCATTGCGACGAGGTAGATGTCGCGGTTGTCCCACCAGTAGCAGCGCTTGCTGTAGCCGAGCGCGTCGAGCGTCGGGTCATATTCAAAATCGGTGCCCATGTACGAAATGGCCCCGACTGAAATGTCCTTGCCGCTCGCGAAGCCCTGCATCGAGTAGTTACCGTTGGCGCGCAGTTCGCCTTCGATAGCCCCGAGCCAATCACTGCCGCACAGGCCGGTGTTCGGCTTGGCACCATACTTGGTGAGTTGCCGGTACTCCGATTGCAGCTTGGTGATCAGCGCGCCGCCGTTGGCGGCGTTCGATGTGATCGGCCCGCCGCCCCACGCACCAAGCGCAGGCGTCGTGCCAACAGCCGTGCCCATCGTTATCGTCCAGGCGCGGTTGCGCCACCAAGTCGCGGTGGCCCGATTGATCCCGGCGACGATGCCGGTGCCCGGCGTATCGGTGATCAGTCCCGATAAACCGGAGAGCGCTTTGGTGTCGACAGTGCCGTTGCCCCAGAGCAGTGCGTTGAGCGAGGTCGCGTAGCGTTCGCCAACATCCTGCAATGCGTCATCGAGCAAGCCGACCAGCACGGTGGCATCACGATCACTGTGATCGGATGTGCTTTCGCCGTTGGTATCAACGACGGAGATGCCATCGGCCTTCAACTCACTGTGCGTGAGCGTGATGCCGATATGCATTTCCTTCCACGGGTAGCGCGCCTGCTTGAGGTTGGCTGGCGTGTAGTAAGGGACGCTGTCCTCAAGCTGGTAGCCGACGAGTTTGTCGTTGGTGCCGAGCGGCGTGTTGCCGTAGTCACCCTTGACGGCGATGACGATGTCGCCCTTGCCGCCGGGGAAGGTTTTCTTCTTGCTTTCCATCATCGCAAGAAGAGGTTTTTCGGCGATCGCCTGCTGAAAGGCGGTGCCCTTATTCATGTAGTAGTCGAGTGCAGCAGTAGCGACGTGATCCAGCAGCGGCTGGCTAAACGTAGGCATTGGCGTGCGCCCTTAAGTTTCAGACGCTGCGCGCTCGATCCATTGCTTGGACAACTGCCTCTCGCAGTGATTTCGGTTCGGGCGCAGCGCCGTTCGTTCGGCCTGTGCTGCTCGGCACTCGTGATGTTGGAGCGCGTCTCTGTGCGGCATACGTTTGAGCGTGGATGCTCGCGCGGCGATACGCTTCGTTGGCTAACTCGACGGCCTGTTCCGCCGACTGTGGTCGACCTTTTTCGTGGATCACAGACCCAATCACGTCTCGGAGCAGCGGTTGCTTCACCGCAAAATCCGGGTCCGTCCGCTGCTTCTGCGCCTCCCAAGCATTCACGGTATTGTAAATGTGAGCGGCGACTTGCTGCTGCTGCGTCGTCTGCGTCTGCTCGGTGTAGATTTGCTGGGTCCGCATGTTTCGGCTTTGCGCCAAACCACGGTCCATGCGTTCACGCGAGTACATCGCAGCCGCCTGGGTCGTCATCTGTCCCTGCTGCACTGCTGTACGCAGATCGGCAGGCAAGCTGATGCCCAGATACTCCTCGGCCAACTGAACGTAGGGCTTCACTCCGGTGTAGAACGCCTCGAAGTCTCCGCGCCGCATTGCGGAGGCAAGCTCCAACGTCAGCAGAAAATCGTCGCGCGAGATGTCGTTGTCGGCGAGATATTTCTGGACGCTGGCGGCTGCCTGCGCTTGCGGCTCGGAAGCTCGGAGACGCTCGACCTCACCCTTAAGTTCGCGGCGCTGTTGAATGAGTTTGTCAACGCGCGCCTTGGCGCTTGGATGATAGCGAGCAAGCTCCTCCGCCGTTGGGTCATCGGACAATTGGTCCGGTGATGGCAGAGGTGCGGAAGGATCGGCTTCTTTGGCGGGCGCGGGCGAGACGCCACCCTTTCCGTCTTTGTCGTCCTGTGAGGTGCGCAGTTCAGGGACTGCCTGCTGCACAGCCGACAAAAGTTCGGAGCGGGTATCACCCTGTGGTTCTGGTGGGGTTGCGCTTGGCGGCGGCGCGGATTGGTCGCCTGACGTATCGGGAGCCGCTACCGGATCGGGGGCGATCGGCGGCGCTGCAGTCGTATCAGTTGCAGACGAGAGTGTCTGATCGTCGGCCATTCGGCCAACCTCTCAAACACTCAAGCACTCCCCCTGAAGTTCCGAGCTATATCAGCTAGCCAGCCATTGCGCCAGACGCCCCCGGCGGTGCCACGCCCGCCAATTGCCCGGCCATGTCGGGCGGGCCTCCAGGCGGCTGTGCCGGTGGTCCGCTACCATTGCTGGCACCCTGCGGCCCCTGCGCGGCTCCAGGCACCGGCCCGGCACCGGGCGCTGTACCCATCGCCCCGTTCATCGCCACGATCGACGGCAATTGCGACTTGAAGGCCTGCGTCAGGTCGAGCCGATCGTCCATGCGCCGGAGCAAATCCTTGGCGAGGAATTCAGGATTGATCCCCGGCAATTGCATCAGCAGCGGATAGATGCGCTGGGCCGTCGCCACCTCCTGCGTGGCGTTGGGCCGCCCCATGCTGCCCGCCTCGATCTCAAGCAGCACCTCCTGGGCGATGTCCTGGCGCGCAAGCTCGGGCCAGATGCAGCCCTGTCCGACGATCTTTTCCACGGTAGCTTTGCTGACCTCGGCGAGCAGCATCTGCCCGCCGTTTCGCGCAAGCTGCGTCAAGAGATCGTTGAGGTCATCGATGTTTGATCCCATCGACGTCATGCGCGAGCCCTCGGCGATCTGCGCCTGTGTCGCGGTGGTGTCGCTGGTGCCACCCAAATTTGCTTCTTGGATGCCGGTGGTGCGCAGCACGTCTTCGTAGACCGGGTTCACCTCATAAAGATTAGGGTCTATCCCTGGCCCACTGTAAGCCTGCATCAAATTTTTGATGTCCTGATTTGGCTGCAGCGCCGCAAGCTCGACAACGTCGTTGGCCTTGCGCTCCTCCAGCTTGAGCATGTCCTCTTCATCCATGCTGCCCGCCACCACCGCAGTGAACGGTCGCGCCGCGATCCGCTGCTCCTTCAAGCCTTCGCGGCAGCGATTGTACTCCAACTGCATATCCCGCATTAACCTCACGTCGCTTGGCGGGAATATTTCCGTCTCGTGATCGCACTCGTTGAAGATCAATGGATACCAAGGATAGAAGCGCTCGTTGTATGTCTCAGGCGATGCAGGCTCGCGCAGGAAATCCTTGTAGCCATCACAGACGATGTACAGGAGCCCGTCCTTGCGCGAGTAGATTTCCCACACGCAGCAATACTCGTTCTGCCGATCGTCCGACTTGCTGCCTTCGGTCCATTCCGCACCAGCCGCCATCTGCCGTGACATCGCCACCGGGTCCGGCCCTCGTACATCCCACTGCTTGTAGCTCGTGTGGCCGTCGCCAACATCAACGCCGTAAATTTCCTTGATGTCATTCGGCGACAGCATGAACTCCTCGGCCACCCATTCCGCGCCGAGGAAATGCCGAAGCTCGCAGCACTTGGTGTCGGGGATCACGTTGGTCGACAGCGGATAGTCAAACGTCAAACCCTCGCGCGCCATGAATTCAACTTGGCTCGATAGGTCTTGGATCAACAGCTTGAGTTGCTCGGCTTCCTTGCTGTCGGTTTCGGTGATCTCGTCGGCCATGTCAGCAGACAATCGCTCCAGCGTGGCGAGCCGCTCCGAGGCATCGGCGATGCCGCGCTCCTTGTCGGGCCGCTTCTCCATCACGCGCTCAAAGCCGAGCTTGACGTAACCCACGCCGGTTGTGATCGCACGGCGCACGGTGAGCTTCATCATGCTCTTGAAGGGGTGAACCTGTTCGCTGACGTTGTACGAATACAGAAGCTCAAGCGTGCGCCCGAGCTTGTCGAGCATCTCGTTCTCTTGCTTGACGCGCAGCGCGTCCTGGGCGATCGACATGCCCGCCTGCGCCATCCCCATCATGCCAGCCTGCATCGTCATGCCCGGCGGCATCCCGCCAGGACCGACCGCGCCGCCTCCCATCATCGATGGATCGTTCGGAGGCATACCGGGAGGCATACCGGGAGGCATACCGCCATTCATACCGGGAGGTGCAGCGCCGCCTCCCATCACCGAGCCAAGCAAGCCGCCGCCGGTCGCAGCCTGCTGCGCCATCATGCCGCCGGTCTGCACGATCTGCTGCAACTGGCTTTCGGTTTCATTCCACAGCGTGGCGTTCATCCGCTCACGGCGGCGCGCCACTGCCTTCGGATTTTTCGCATAGAGAAATGCGGTTTTTTGCGCCACCAATCTGAGCGTCAGGTTTGCCTTGTAACGCCGGTCGCTCGGCTCCTTGCTCCACTGCAGGCCCCACGCGAAATCCTGATCCTCGCGCATGCGCTTGAAGGCTTTTTCCCAGTGCCCCTTGGCGCTTTTGACACGCCCGCTCCAGGCGCTGACCAATTTCCTGCGCTGCTCCGGCGGGTCAGGCTCATCGCGCGGGATTGCTTCCTGCTCGGCTCCCATCACCTGAGACAGGATCGGCGACATGCCTCCCTCTGGGCCTATCGTCGGCGCGCCAGCCTCGGCCTCCATCGCCGACATCTCGGCATCGGGGTCATCGATTATAGCCATCCGTCTAGGCTCCTCTTGACCCGCTCGGCACCCTCACGGCGCTTGGTCTGCGCCCACATGGCGCGGAACGTCCCTTCTAGCACCTCGGGCTTTTCTTCGCGCTGGCGCTGGCGTGGCCGCATCTTCGACAGCCCCATGCCAATCAGCGACAGCGTGTCGACAAAATCATCCTTGGCCGCATTGGGAAACTTGAGCAGTTGGTCCTGCGCCTCGCCCCACCACCGCGTCCATGTCGGGAAATGCACCATCTTCATCGAGCTTCGCGCCTGGATCGACTGCGCGCGCTGCTGCTTGTCGACGGCTGGCACGATCGGATCGATCGCGCAGAACACGCGCTTCTCCATCATGCGCTTGCGCAGGAACGGCCCGATGCTCTTGCCGATGCTCCCGGCCTCGGCCCACCAAAACTGCGGCTTGTATTTCTCCATCAGCGAAACCATGCCCTCGACCGCGCCGTTGCTATCGAGCCGCATCCACACAACGTCGGGCATGATCCAGACGTGATCAGCTTGGTCGACGCCGACCACCATCAGGCATGATTTGTCTGCAGACTGATGCAGCGACACGGCATGATCGCTCGCGGCGTAGAAGCGCATGCTCTCGCTCGGCGGCAGATCGCGCATCGAGTTGTAGCCAACAAGGTCGGACGTCCGAAAGAACGCGCCCTCGCGCGGTGATGGCTGACCCTGGTAGAGCGCCTGGAAGCCGCGCGGATCGGAGGCGCGTATCTGCTCAAGGTACTCGGCGTCGAAGCGCTCCGGCCACAACGCCTCGCCGGGCTTGCGCCCCAGCACATCGTCATCGAGCGCCAATGCAGGCAGATCGATCGAGTGCCACAGCCGCGCTTCCTCGATCGAGTAGTGCGGGTTGAGCGGATCGGTAAGCCGCCCGATCAGGTCGTCTTCGGTCCAGCGCGTCTGGATCACAACGATGGTGCCGTTGCGGTTCATCAGCCGCGTGCGCAGCACTTGGTTGTACCACTGCCAAAGCTGATCGCGGATCAGGATGCTGTCGGCTTCTTTCCGATCCTTGATCGGATCATCGAGCAGGATGGTATGCGCGCCGCGTCCAGTGATCGCTGAGCCGCGACCAACCGCGAAGATCACGCCGCCCGCCGTCGTCTCGACGCGGTTCACTGCGCTGGATTTTGCTTTGATCGCGAGATCGGGAAACACTTGCTTGTACTGCGGCGTCAGAATGATGTCGCGTATCTTGCGGCCCAAATCCCAGGAGTAGTGTTCGTTGTAGGTCGCGACGATGATCGAACGCTCGGGATGCTTGCCGATGTACCACGCTGGATACATGCAGGCGGCGAGCGTGGTCTTGCCGAAGCGCGGGCCGAGCGACATTTTCAGCCGCTTGAATTTTCCCTTCTCGACCTCCTCCAGCGCCGCGCCGATGACGCGGTGAAACTTTTGCGGCTTGTAAAGCGACAGCGCCGGGTCGTCGGCGTTCTCGGGGTCGGGCATCATCAGGCGCGTAAAGTCGATCAGGTTCTCGCGCGCAAGCAGGATCGCCCGCTTGCGCTTCAGCAACAGCAAAAACCGATTATCTACGACGCCACCGTCCATCAGTATTTCGGCGCTTTTGGCCGCCCCACTGGGTTCGGATGCTTGGTGATGTGCGGCGGCACCACGCGCTTGCTGACCGTGCCGGTGACCTTGCGCGGGGCGATCGGCGTCAACGGCTTCTGCGGCACATTGCCGACCGGCGAGGTGTGGTGCGTTGTGTCGTCTTTGGTCGGTGATTTGGGTGGTTCACTTGCCATTTGAGCCTCCAGTGACTACTTTAGGTTTTCTTTAGTGTTGGGAGATTTGCGATGGTCTTGAGAGTTGCGAAAGAAGGTGGCCGGTGGCATGAGCCGCCGTACACCGAGGAAGAGGAGCTTGACCTCTACCGGATGATGGCTGGCGGGCCGTTTACAGTTGTGCATCCTGGCCCTCCTGCTGCCGCTGACCCATCGCCCCTGCCCCCAGAAGTGCTGCGCCAGCGAGCGCAGGCAGCAACCCCTTCCCGATGGCGGCTTCCAGACGATCGACCCAGCCGGGGCCGTCGCCGATAAGCTTGCGGGCATACTGAATGTCCTCGCGCGGCGCGCCCCACTGCGCCGCCCAATCCTCATCACGCTGCATCCGTGCCATGGCTCGATCGCCAAGGTACGGATTGTTGTTGAGCGCCGCCCTGATCTCAGGCGTCCTGTTGACGTATGTGAGCAACTCTTTAGTTGCCGCGTCCGAGCCGACGCCCTGTTTCCATTTGTCGACGTAATCGATGTAGCCGCTATCGCCGGGACCAACCTTGGAGCGAACCGGCGTGCCGAATTGTTCAAACTCACCTTTGCGCAGCGCCTTGTCGAACGCCTTGCTGGGCTCCGGCTGCCCGCCGTAGAAGTTGGTGGCGGTGATGCCCTGGCCGGTGTCGACAATATCGTTGAGCCCATGCTCGGCTGCCTTGGTGCGCAGCGCCAACAGTTCGGCGGTCGAGGCCTTGCCGCTGCGTGGGAAAAACAGCGACGTGCTTTGGTTCGCCGGGCCGCCGAGCCACGGCTTGTGCCACGCCGAGGCGTTCTGTGCATCGACGTAACCACGCAGCGCTTCACCAACATCGAGCAGAGCCTTGTCGTGCGCGGTCGTGGTCTTGAACGGCTCACCCTTGCCGCCTGTATCGAACGTGACGAGAGGGCGCGCAACCTCGCCCTGGTTCGTCTCAACCTTGCCCGCTGGATTGACGTACAAACCTTGCATCGGCTTCGTCGGACGCACGCGCATGGCAACGCCCGTGTCGGGGATGCTCATGCCGCCATAGATTGCATCGCGCCCGCCGGGAGCCGTGGCCCAACTGCTGCGCGGATCGTTGGCGTAGGCATCTTTCACCGATTGCTCTGCGGCTGCCGACTGCGGCATGTGCCCGGTAACGTCAGCGCCCGGCTGCGCCTCGTGGGTGGCGAAAGCTGTGTGCCGGTTAAAGTAATCGGCGATGGTCTTGTTGGCGCGGTCGAAGGCTTCCTCGTAGGTGAGCGCCTTGTTGCGGCTCATGATGTCGAGCGCTTTTTGTCGGACCCACGGCGCAGCCTGTAGCTTCTCGCCGGTCCAATCATCGCGACCGCCGAGCATCGTTTGGTTGGCGCGATCGACCGCAAGCGCTGTCTCGTAATCCAAGAACTTGTGTCCAGCCTTGCCGACTGCGCCCTTCTGCGGCTCGCCGCTCGGCTCGGTGTAGTGAAAATTGCGCGCATGCCGAAAATCGTTGACGCCGGTTGCGCCCGGCGGCCTCGCCTGATCGGGGCTGACCTTGCTGGCATACTCGCCGGTCTTCTCGCCAAGCTGATACAGGCCAGGGTCTTTCGCGGCGATCGCATTCAGATGCGCCAAGTGCTGCGCCGGGCGCGCTGCCTTCACCGGCATGCCAGCAAGCGCAGCGTTGTTTTCCTTCAGCGAAAAATGAAGCTCGCTGCCAGGATCAACGCCCGCCGACCATTGCCCCTCTTGCGCCGACATCCACTTGTTCGCCAAGGCGTCACCGCCGGTCACCTCGTTCATGCCAGTGCGATAGCGGTCATACCAATCCCCACCACGCGGATCGGCGGCAATGTATTTGTCGAAGTCGCTGCGGATTTTGTTCAGCGCCGCCTTGGACTGAACATCGCGCGGGCCGCCGACGTACAGGCCCTCGCCACCCTCGCCAGACTTGATGAGGTGAGGCTGATTGCGCGCAAGCGCGATCGCGTCAGCGGTCGATAGCTCGCGGAGATTTGGTAGGTCCATCGAGCTTGCTGCAGGCTTGGCGCGCGGTAGCGGATTGAAGGTCGCCATGTCTTCAGGGGTGATCGCAAACTCCGGCGGCGGCATGTTGCCACCAATGCTTCGGCGCGCTGTATCAGAGAGTTGCTCGGCGACCGAAGCCTCCGGCGCAAATCTCGCCCCGGTCGCCGAGGCAGGCTTTAAAAGAGCAGGATCGCGAATTGCGACCTGATTGATCCCGATACTGTTCGGCGTACCGATAACAGCCCTTACGCCGCTGTCCTTAAGAGCATTCTCAATGTTTGCTCCAGACCATTCCCCAGACCACAGCGGAATTCCGTTTCCACTTACAATTTGAACGGGCTCGCCAACCTTCGCACCGCCGAAGACATAAGCCACCTCTTCTGGATACAAGGAACCCGCATCAAACGAATGGACCTTGCGAGTGCCATCTGACAGCTTGGCAGTTGGACCGCCGCCATAGCTGCCCGCAATATCCTGATTGTGCGTTACATAAACGCCGTTGCCGAGATCGCCCAATCCAGCGCGATTTGCCGCCGCTTCCGTTGTGGCAGTGCCCTCCGTACCGCGAAAAACAGTTCCCAAGTTCACCTTTGAATTTGGATTTATTTCGCCAACATGTTTTGGAAACTGTGGCCCAGCGAGCCGCTCGGCAACCGAGGCATCCGGCGCAAACCTCGCTCCAGTCGACGGCAGCGCCGACGCACCCGCGCGCATCTCTGCCGGGACCGCAGCCTTCACGCCCCTCACGCCTGCGCGGAGAGCGTCAAGCTTTCCGGCCCAAGCCTCGGAAGGCTCAAGCGCTGCGCTGAGCCCCAGCGCAGCCGCCTTTGCAGGCAGCGGCAGCGGCAGCATGGTCGCCAGCGTCCCGATGTCGAGCGGCGAACGCGGCACCACCAGACCCGCGTCAGGCCGATCGGATAGCGTGCCCTCGATGCGCCCGCCCGCCGGATGCGCTGCCTGCTGCACGCGGCGCGCTGCTATCTCAAATTGATCGCCGAGCGGTGCCTCGGGGAATGGCGACGGCGGCGTATCGTTTGATGGATAGAGCCACGGCGAATTGCGAACCTCATTCACCGCACTCTTGGCCGGATCGATCAGCCAGCGCTGCGCGATGTCACCAAGCGCTGCAAGCCCGCTCGGCTTCGGCGCAGGCGCTTCCATCGGCGGCGGCGCTTCCGGTGGCGGCGTGCTTGCCCACTGCTGACCAGTAGGGGCGCTGCTTGCTTGCCATTGCTGGTTAAGCAGCGCCCACTGTTCCGGTGACAACCCGGCAGGAGGCTGAACGAAAAGCTCGCCGAGCCGCTCCATCCACTTACCTCAATCGAGCTATCGGCGCGTGACCGAGCAGGCCAAGCAGCAGATAAATCACAATGATCACAGCGACCACCATGATCACGATCTTGGCCACGCGATTGAAGGGCGCGGGGACCGGCACATAGTCGACCAGAAATATCAGCAGCCAAACGATCAGTGATACCACCAGAAGATAAATCACCAATCCCACGAGCCCTTCGATCATTTGCGTTTCCTCCGCTTGAGGCTTCTCGCCGGAAGCTTGTCGCCGGTATCAGTCTTGGCGAATTCGCTCCCGACCTTCGGCGATATGCCGATCGTGCTTTTGCCTTCGGCGGCGTATTTCATCGCGCGCCGCTGCGCCTCACTTTTTGCGGGTGCCACGTTTGCCACCGCCACCGCGCTTCGGGAACGGCTTGGCCGTTTTCCCGGCAGCATACTTGCGGCCCTTCGGCTTCGGCTTCAGCACCGCTTTCATAGGATCAGGCATCGTCTCTCCTTTGGTTAATCGAGACACGCATCCGTTCGGATGGTGGTGTTGCGCGTGCGCCCAGCGACAGTCACGTCGGTGATGCGCTTCTCGATATTGACAGTGCCACCGAGGCAGCGCGCAACCGCCACCTCTTCCGGCACCCAACGCCAACAACCTGAAACCATCACGCCGATCAACAGCAATGCGGCAAGGCGGGCGCTCATCACGTCTCCTCTTGGATCAGCGCGCCGACCTTGATCTCGGTATCGGCGAGCTTGTTCAGCCCCTTCTCAAACCGTTTCATCCCATGCTCTGACGGATCGACCATCAGCACCTCAAACAATTGACAGAAATGCCGCTGCACCGCCTGCTCCAGGGCGACGTCCATCAACTCCTTGAAGTGCGCGTTCATTTCGATCTCTCGATCGGCTGACAGGATTTGGCAAGCTCAGCGATCAGCGCATCACGCCGCTCCGACGCAGACGAGATGTGATAGAGCGTGAAAAACACCACGCCGAGGCAAACGATATTGATGATGACCAACGGCAATGCGAGCGGGCCTGCGGCTTGCAATCCCTTGGCAACCTCGCCCGCGATCTTGCCGGTGTACTGGATCATCTTCTCTTCTTAGCTGGCGGTGCTTGCGCCTTGGCTGGCTCCGTCTGTTTGGCGATGAAATCAGCAACCGACAGCGGCGGCTGTCCCTCAAGCGCGAGGATGCGGTTCTCGTGTTCGTACAGCACTGCGGTGTCAGGTGCTGGCGCAGGCGGCGGCGGGACATAGCCATCAATCTCTGCCTCGGTCGGCTTGGTCTGAACCGGGTCTGACCACTCAAGCCCTTCGTAGGTGTCGCCACGCAACGCCCACTGAGCGCCAGGACGAAGCCCAACAATTGCAGCTACCATTTCCTCATGCGGTGTCATCTCATCACCCCATTATTTCTTGAGCGACAAAGACAGCATTGCCGGTGGCCGGATACATGACCGACGCCACATTGTTGTTGTTCTGGAGGGCAACGGTGTAATTCGCCGCAGCATTTGAATTCGGGAAATCAAGTGCGTAATTAAAGTTGGTCCCGACGGTTCCCGCGTCGGCTGCATACGAAACTGCCAAAGACCCAATCGGCGATGAGGTGGCGTACTTGAAGATCGTCGTCATGCCGTAGGTTAATCCAGAAATAGAAACAGTCCCTGATGCAAACAACTCCAACAAATTGCATTTGCTCGTCAGTCCAATGCTCAGCACAAGCGCAGTTGTCGTCCACGTCGTGCCGCCTACTGATGTTGGAGTTGCTGATACAATTTGCTGCTTCTGAACTATATCGCCCGGCTTCGGCATGCCGGGGAGAAATAAGAAGGTGCGATCAGGCACGGTCCACGTTCCCGCCGTGACTAGGTTGTCCCAATCACAGAAACCGATGAACCGCCACGACGCACCGGGGATAGCCGTTGTGGTGTAGAATGATCGTGATTGGTTGCCGGGAACGAATGTCGCATACATCGACCATTCGCTTGGACAAACAAAGCCATTCGGGTCTGAACACTTGATAACGCCAAGCGCAACCGTGCCAGCATTGTTGTGTGCGGTAACCCAAAGACGCCCGGCGGTGCCGCTGGTGAAGCCAACCAGCTTGGATGCTCCTATTACAAGCGACAACGGTGCTGTCGCCGCAAGGCGCAGGAAGCCGCCGATGTTGTTGTGAAAATAAAAATAGACCGGATCGGCAACGCTCGGATCAGCGCCAGCGACTGTCTTGACTGCAACAGTGAGAGCGCCTGCTGCTGCCGAGGTAACGATCACGCCGTTGCTCATGCCCGCCGAGAAGCTGCTGCTATCAACGTACTGTCGAGGCGCAGCATCAAGCCCAGCAACTGGGTTGCCTGATAGTTTAAGCAGCCCCGCCATCGTGTCGCCGGATCGCTTCACATACTGCAGCGGGTCTTGCACCGTCGCGGCCCACGCCGTGCCATCCCATTTGTATTGCGGCACGCCGGGCACCGCAGGCGTGGGATAGAGATCGTTGATTGCTGGTGAAGCTGGAAAGTTGATGCCCATCACATCCACTCCACGTTGAGGTAGCTTTCAGCGGCGAAGAGAATGGTTGGCTGTGATGATGTTAAGCGAAGAGCAAGAATATTGAGTGCTGATCCAGCCGCAGCAGCGAGCAGCAAGTTTTGATAGAAGGTATTGAACGTCCCAATGGAATTAAGGTAACCAACGGCATGGAATTGAGTATTGAAGTGCGCAGTTGTGCTTTTCCTTCTTAATGGAATTAACCCTTCCAACGAGATAGGAATATCAAGAAAGTCATGAGCCTGCGAAATATACATGCCGGGTATAGTGCCGGTCGCGCTAGTGGTAATAATCGCGCCGCCTGCGGCAGACTGTGAGTGGAACCCATTAAGTTGATAATCGCCGGGTGTAGTCCTGAACACGCCCGCTGCAACACTTAATTGAAGCAACAAATACGGAAGGGGGGCTATCGCTGTCATCGACAACGCCCCAGAAATGCGCGCCATCACTGCGCCCGCAGGCACTTGCACATCGACTGAACCAAGCCCCGCTAGCGGCACGCGCTGATAGCGCGGCACCTCAACCCATGCCGTTCCTTGGCGCGCGTAGAACTTGCCGTCAGCGGTCGTGTCGGCTTTTGCGTCAACGTACTGCTTTGGTGTTGCATGCAACGCGACTGTCGGGTTGCCCTTCAGTGTCAGGTCGCCAATCATCGTGTCGCCAGCCTTCACCAGAAAGGCCGACGTATCGATCGCGGGCACGGCAACAGCCTGCACCCATTGCGGTGCGCCAGCGCCATCGTTGTATCTGACGTAGAGCGTGCCGGTGTCGCTGTCCCACCACATCGCGCTGTCGAGCGGCGTTGCGGGCGGCGCATCGCTGATGATGAGCGGCGGCCTGTTATCAATGTATTGCTTGGTCGCAGCCTTCATCGGCGCGTCGGGATCAGCATGCAGCGTCAGGAAGCCGGTCATCGTGTCGCCAGCCTTGTTCACCTTGGTGCCTGCCAGGGTTGTCAGGGTGGCGTCGGCGGTGTCGACATAATCCTTGCGCACGGCGTTGGTGGCACCAGGGCCGGTCGGCAACACGAGATGCCCCGTCATGGTGTCGCCGTCGACGTTCACAAACGCAGCCGGGTCGGCCATCACGGTCCAATTCGATGCATTGAACGCGCCCGGCGCGATTGGGCCATTGGCGCGATAAGCAATGCCGTTCTGGATCACGATGTCATTGGCGACGTACTGCGCGCGGGCGTCGAAATACCGGATTGCCAGCAACGGCAGCGGCGTGCCGACGCTACCGCCTGCAGCATCGCCGAGCGCGATCTGCCGGTTGGCGGTGTTGACGGCTAGCTCACCCGGCTCAAGCGGGCTCGGGAATGCATTGGCTGGATTAGACGAGCGCCTATGGCGGTATTGGCTCGGCATGTTTCCCCATCCTCAATTCAGGGCTTTGGTGGTGGCGTTGGTAGCTGAACCTCCGGTGCTGGCACCGGGTCTTCGTATTTGGCGACGATCTCGCGCGATCGATTGGTCGCGTTGTAAACACCGAGCAGCATCCGCTTCACGTTGGAATGCTGGGCAAGCTCCTGCTGCCGCGCCGACAAATCAGTGACGAGCGGCAGCAGGACATCCAACGGTGAGGCCGGTCGATCGGGCACGTCAGCCTTTTCTCCTGGCTTCGGCTTCTGCTTTTCTCTGAGCCTCGCTCTGGTTTTTCTCGGCTTCGGCTGTCGCCTTCTCCTGCGCGTCGGCTTCTTCCTGCTTGGAAGTTTCCGCCGCCTCGCGCTCCATCGCCTCGGCTTCGGCGTGCGGGATACCGATCACGTCGCCGCCAGGGGCGCTTTGTGGATTACGGATCGGGCTGACCGGCGGCGTTTCAAGCTCGACGTCGAGCGCAGGATCGCCCTCTTCGCCGCTCTCGGGCTCGCCTGCCTCGCGCTTGCGCTTCTGCTGCGCTTGGGTGCGCCTTCGCTTGTCCTCATCATCCTCGTCGTCGCGTTTCCCGGCCATCAATTTTCTCCTCTTGGTGTGCCGTTGCTTCATCTCGCGGATCAGCCCGCGAAATGAACTTGGTTTGGCGGCGCGCTTCTTGGTCACTCGCTTGACCTTCTTGGCCGCCTTTTTCACTTTGCGTTTCTTCATCACCGCCGTCGCGCTGCGCCTGCATCGGTGAATGTGAAATCAAGCGTGTCGCTGACGAGGCTGCCGGTTCGCACGCCGACCGGCAGCGCTTCCGCCACGCTGAACAGTGACGGCTTGACGCCGGTACTAACCTCGGTCGGCGACAGCAGTTTGGTTGGCTCATCAAAGCCGTTGAACACGATCTTGGTTAGTTCGTTAAAGCCGGTGCCGGTGACCACGAGATCGATGTCGGCGCTACCAAGCACGGCAGTGTCGGGCTCAAGCGCGCTGACGGTTGGCTGCTCAAGCGGAACGACGACGCCCTGCTCGTCTGCGCCGACCACATCGGCCTTGGCCGGGCCAGCGATCATTGCCATCTCACCTTCGCTGATATGATAGATGCCCATCTCGTTCTCCTCAGAATGTCCCGCCGTCGAGCATCACCAGGGTTGGGTCCAGCACGCCGCCCGCGTTGGTCTTGACCAAGCGGTTGGCGCTGGCCACGCCGGTCGATGCGGTGATCGCGATCGCGCCGCTGAAATCCGCAGCGGGAATAGCGAATTCGCGCGACATCTCGGTGCGCAGTGATTTCGGATTGATCGCCTCGTTTTCGATCAGGCCTGCGGCCACCTCGGCGTCGGTGGCGAAGTCGACAGTAGCGCCGCCGCCACCGCCGCCGCCTGCGCCGAAGATCGACGGGATGCGCTTGTTGGCAGTCGGGTTGCCCGAGGTCAGCACGGCATTGCCGATCGCCGCCGGATCGACGTTTGGCACCCACAGCGCCACGCGAAGGTTCTGGCTCATGGCGCGCCACCCGATGGACGATACCAGACCGCCCAGAGCTTGCTGTCGGCGCGCGGCGCGACCGTCATGGTCAGCGTCGAGCCGGAGGCGGTGTAGTCCTTGCCGCTCTCCTGAATGATGCCGTCGAGGCTGACTTGCAGTTGCGCCCCGGTGCCGACGTTGGCGTTAATCGCAGGCGGGCCGCTCGACGGATCGATGTAGGTCAACGTGAAAGCCACCTTGGTGCCATCCGGCACCAGCGTCTCGATCTTGTAGGCATCGACCTTGGCCGAGGCGATCTTGTCTGGCGGCACCAGCAAGTCCCACTGCACCACCGCGCCAGCGCCGGGCGCTTCGATCAAGGTGAGCGTGTCGGTGGTGGCGTTGACGGTGTAGTCGACCGTTGGCACCAAGCGCACGCCGTTCAAATAAACGGTGCTGCCTTCGTTGGTGATGGCGGGCGTGTTGGCATTGAGATCGGGACCGCTGAAGGCGACTTGGCCTGCGATGGCGGTGTAGCGGTAGTTCGCCGTATAGCCGACCGCGACTTGCACGCCCGGCTCCTGCCAGGAGGTGCCGTTCCACACCATCACGGTGTTGTTCACGGTGTCGTAATAGAACGAGCCGACCGCGAGCGGGCTCGGGATTGTCTCGCCGGTATTGGGGTTGGTGCCACCCGGCACCAGCGCCACGTCGGATGGCCCGAGGTAGTAGAAGCTGATGTTGCCGACGAGTTGCTGGCAGTAGATCGCCCACCACTTGGCCGACCACAGGCCACCCATGCCGCCCATACCCGACACCGGCTGGTAGAACAGCCCATTGGGAAACTTGGACGCCTGGATGAAATCGAGCGCCACGGTGTTGTCGACCACCGGGCCGCCGAGGAATTCAGCCCACGCCAGCGCCTCGTCCTTGGCCTTGATCGCGTTGTCGGACTGCGCCTGCGAATAGGTCGCCCAGTTCTCGGCATCGCGCGCCTCGTCCTCGGCCTGCTTCGCGTTGGCGTTGGCCTGCTCGACGTTGGGCGCGAGCCTGTTGAAGATGGTCTGGCTGGCCGACAGGAATTGCGCGGTGGCGATCGCCGCAGCCTCGGCATCGCGGGCATGGCCGGATGCCGCCATCGCCTCGATGCGGGCGAGCGCCGCGTTGGACATCACCTGTGCCTTGGTCGGCTCGACCTTGGCGGTGATGTCGTCGCTGAGCTTCTGGACAATGCGCGGGTCGAGCGTCTGCGCGGTGATCAGATTGCTTACCAGCTTACCGTCGTCGCGGCGCACCTCGGCGAGAGCGCGCTGGGTCGACGTCAGCGCGTCGATGATCTCGATGAACATCGCATCGAGGCGGTCGCCCGGCGGCGGCGCGTTCGGGTTGTTCTTCTGGTGATCGGTAAATGAAAATAAGCGGCTTGGCCGCTTAACCGTCGTCACGGGGAGCCAGATGGCTTCCGATCAAAAATTGTGCGCCGGAAGCGGGCGCGGCCCTGCCGGGGGCGTGACGAGCGCCTAAAGCTATAGCCGGAACCCGGCTTTACCGCAATTTGCTTTTTTCGCGCCGGGCGAGTTCCCGGTCGACCGCAGCGCGGATCAGGTCGACGCGCTTCTCGCGCCCGCGCAGATTTTTGTCGATCCGCGCGATCGCTGAGCGATCCAGACGGATCATTGTTGGCACGCGGTGTTTCGGTGGTCTTCCCATACGCTTACTATTACTTTTCGATATCACAATGTCCATGCGCCCATTCCAATTTCAAATCCGTTATCGATTATATAACCGTTATCGTTTATGAGCAAACCATGCTGGCAGATGCTGCAAAAACCGTCTTGCGCGCTGCTGCCAAACGATTGTGCAATCGCGCCAGCGTGTGATGCATGGCCGCATGCGCAAAATGAGAATTGAACTTTTTGTCGACTAAAGGTTTTCTTTAGTGTTTTATTTTTTTCCGAAATCATAGGGAGGCGACCAGTATGTTCCGCGTAGAATTTTTCGTTGATGATAAAAAACTGAGCGAGGCGCTGCGGGCGCTGATGAACATCGCCAGGGGCGCACCGACCGTTGAGCCGGTGGTCAATGCCGTCGTCAGCAGCAACGGCATCAAGGCGGCGAGCGGCGGCAGCCACGTCGATCGGTTTATCGTCGGGCTCAAGGGTGTCGCTGCATTCACCGGCAAGGAGGCGAGAGTGATCGCCAAAGGCCAGGGGCTCAATCCCGCATCGTCCAATCATTTTCTTAAAGGTGCGATCGCACGCGGTGTGATCCGCAAGGCCGGTGGCAAGGGCTCCAGCACCCACTACAAGGTGGTGTGATGGCGAAGCGGAATGGCAGCCTCTATGGCGCGTATGTTTTCAAAACCAAAGACCCGGCGATCGATCAATTGCGTACCGTGGTCGAGGATCATTTTGGCCACCGCGTAAAGCACAAAGACCTCCAACAAATCACCGAGGAGGGCGGGCCGTCAGTGGCGTGCATGCGAGCGTGGTTCTTCGGCAAAACGCAGCGCCCGCAAAACCCCACACTTGAAGCCGCTGGCCGCGCACTCGGCTATCAGCGCGTCTGGCAGAGGATGCATAAAAACTCCCGGTGAACTGAGATCAACAGTTGCCGGTTTGGGAATGGCAATGCCTGCTTCCCCAGAACGCACGCTGCGCTTGTTGAGCCAGATTGATGGCGGGCGTCCGCTTGATTGGCTGAGCGGGCATGCATCACAAGCTGTGATGGAATTAGTCGGTGACGGCTTGTTGCGGATCGGCAAAAATCACGAGGTGAAGCTGACCCGCGCCGGGCTGCGGATGCTTGCTGCGCACAACATCGCCAAACGCAAACCCAGAAAGCGAAGATGATGCAAGGCACCATGATCGTCATCAGCACCAATGGCACGCTGAAGAAAACGCCGCTCGATCGCGAGCCCGATCTGGAGACACTGAAAGCTGGCATCGGCGGTGGATATCTGGAGGCGGTGCCGGGCTTCAATCAGTTAGTTTTGGATAACAACACGCGCGCGCCCTGCGTGGTCTACTGCGACGAGGATGGCAAGCGTAAGCAATTGCCAGCGAACCCGGTGGCGACCAAGAAATGGTACGAGAGCCTCAAGGCCGACGGTCGCCCGCTGCGCCATGGATGGAATGATTATCTAGTCGGTGATGTGGTGATCCTGACCGGCGACCAAGCGTTCATGCGTTCGCTCTACAGCGACGGAGACGACGACGATGATGAGCAATGACACCCGCGACCACGCCCTGGCTGTGCTGACCAAGCGGCTCGACCAGATGCTCAACACCAGCGGCGCAGGCATCGGCTTCGTGCTGCTGTTGCGCACCCGCGAAGGCGATTTGGAAATCCTGTCGAACTGCACGCTGGAGGAAGAGGTCAAGCTGATCGTCAGCCAAGCGCTCGACGGCATCGTCGGTGATGATTTTCAAACGGTCGGCAACGCATGAGCGAAGTCGAGCTTGCACACAGTTTTACCCTCGGCGTCTGCGACGACCCGCAATGCACGGCGCTGCATTTCCAACTGGAGCGCGCGGACGGCGAGGCGTTCGCGGTGATGACGGTCAACATTGCGCATGTGCCGATGCTGATCGAGAAAATGCACAACGCTGCCTACACGATCGTGACGATGAAGAAGGATGATTGATGCGTAGCAAGCTCAGCGACAAAATCGAGCGCGGGCGCGTGCGAGGTAGCCACCTCGGCTCCGATAGCTCGTATGGCCCCTATGGCCTGTTTCAGGTGACGGGGCCATGCGGTGCGATGCTCACCATCATGGCGAGCGCTGGCGATTTCATCGTGCAGTTTGAACACGTCTCAGTCTCAGTCAAAAACCGTAACCCCAACTGGGACGAGATGTGCTGGGTCAAGGATCAGTTTTGGAACGAGGATGAGTGCGTGATGCAATTGCATCCGCCGAAATCCGAATACGTCAACAATCACCGCTTCTGCCTGCACCTGTGGCGGCCCCTGAAAGCCGAGATACCGCGCCCGCCAGCGGAAGCAGTCGGTGATGCCAAGCTCGGAACGCTGACATGACCGACATCACCAACATGAGCCTGGAAGCCGCGATCATCGACCAGAAAGCCGCAGGCGAATTTTCCGGCAAGCAATACGCCTTCCTCGCGGTGATCGACCAGAAGCTGGAGGTCTGGAAGCTCGGTGTCGCGGTGCTGGACGAGCCCGGCTATTCGCCGATCGACGGCAAGGTGTTCTCCGGCCACGTCGAGGCCGATCGATGGGCCAACAGCCTGAACGAGCATATCGGGCTTTCGCGTGACGCGGCGTTGAAGATCATCTGCTCCAGCATGCGCCGCAGCCACAGCAAGAGGCGGTGATGACCGACGACGGCATCTTCTACACCGGGGCAACATGCCCGCACTGCAGACAGCCGGTGCATCTGGCGGGCGACGTCAACGATGAGGGCGTCGAGCCCAGCGCTGGCGATGTCTCGATCTGCATCAAGTGCGGGAAATGGTCGGTGTTCACCGAAGGCCTGCAGATGCGCAAACCAACGCCGATCGAGGCGCGCGAGATGGCCAAGGATAAAAACGTGCGCGAGGCAAACAAGCGCTGGAGGATGATCAAACAATGACATTCGGTCCCGGCAAATACGATGATGTGTGCGCTATGGTGCGCGAGAAAACCAAAGCCGACGGTGTGCTGGTCGTCATCTGGGGCGGCGAGAAAGGCAACGGCTTATCGTGCGATGGCAATATGTTCATCACGATGGCAATGCCAGACTTGCTGGAGACGCTGGCCAAAATTATCCGCCACGATATGAGCAAGGCCGCCCGGAAGCTGCCGGAGGAAACCTCGATCGACGTCCTCGCACTATCGCCCCGCACCCGCAATTGCCTGATCAACGAGGACTGCAGAACGATCGGGAATGTGATCAAATTCACCAAGAACGAACTGCTCTGCTTTCCAAACTTTGGGCGAAAATCGCTCAATGAGATCGAGGAGCAACTAGCCGACCACGGCTACCGGCTGCGCCTCCCTGGAGAAGACCCATGACCGACCCGCGCACGGCGGCCATCATTGGGTTGATGAAAACCGCGCTGACGCGGATCGCCGAGTTGCACGAGCAGGACATGTTCGACGCACAGCAAATCGCCGACGAAGCATTGTTCATCTGCGATGAAATCGACCTCGACATGCTGGACAACTATGCCGAATACAAGCTGCGCGCGCCCAAGGCCCAGTCCGTGTTCGCCACCGGCCTGGAAGGCGCATTCGCTAAAGACAAACCGATCGGCAAGGCCCGGTCGCGATTTGAGGCGCTGCGCCTGCAGCGGGCTCACCTGACCGAGAAGCCCTGGTCGCAAGCCGAAATCGAGGACCGCTTCCCTAATCGCAGAACCCTGCAGCCACGCTGGATGAGCGCTATCTACACGCCAAGCGCATACTATCTCGATGACGACGCATGAGGACCACCATGGATCAGTTGACAATGGCCGCCACCATCTGGGGACGACTGGAACACCATTTGGTGTCGGTTGGATTGTCCGAGAGTAAGACCCTGGAGATCGAGCGGGCACATTGCATCGGCATCATCGCCGAGGCGCTAGGTTGCAAGCCGGTGAAGAAGAAAAAGGCGACCACGCCGGTCGAGGCCGTCTCCGAAATGTGGAACGACGGCATCGAGCAGGCCACCGCCGAGAAGCTGCCGCTGATTGAGTTTCCGAAGGTCAAGCCGAAGCCCACGCCGCGTCCGTCTGACCACATGATGAAGCGCGGCCCGTCAGCAAATCTGGAAGAGGCAATGACCAAACGCCTCGATCAGATCATCGATCAGTCGATCAATCGCAAGGTCGGATACGACGGCGATGACGAGGTCGGGTATGACCGATAAAACCCTCGTGACAGTGGATTGGAAGCTGCTGAAAGACTTGAGCCGTAACCACAGCAATCCAAAGCTGGAGAAAATCATCGACCGCTATGCCCGACGCTATGCGCGGCGCGTGCGAAACTTGAAAGCACATGAGCAAGCTCGCCAGTGAGATCAAAGCGCGCGGACTAAAGTTCGCAGATGTCGTGGATGGCAAATACGAGATGCTGTCCGGTGATGAGATCGAGATGATCTGCAAGGCACTGAACAAAACAACCCGCAAGCCACGCCCACAAACACCCGCCCGCATCGAACACGCCTGGAGACTGCGCCAGGAAGGCCTCAATTATCGATCGATCGGCGACCGCCTCGGCGTCGTCAACGAACGAGCCCGCACCATGGTCAAGCAGCATCTCGATGCAATGGCTGGCCGCGATGAAGCAGGCATCATCCCACCCGGTGATGTGAAGATCGATCGACGCCCCAGCAAATGGTGGAAGACGCGATGAACTGGCTCATGACACTCGCCATGATCGCTGGCGCAGCAAATCTAGCTGGTATCATCTGGGTCACGCTCATCATGCTGATGCGATGAATATCCGCCGCATGCTGCCAATCGGAAACGTCCTGCGAAAATGCACCGTCTGTGGATGCCAGATCACAGCAAAGAACGATGCGCTGACCGCACACGAGGTCGAGTGTCTGAAAATACCGGAGGCAATCATGTGGCACGCCGAAGGCGAACTCATCATCGAAAGCTTCCACCCACGCGGCGAAATCGGCGGCAATGTCGTGGTCGGATCAATCGTCAATCGCAGCGGCGGTCAGTGGCGCGTCGAAATCATGCGCTTCGATGGCGATCGCACATACACCGGCACATACGAGGCCTGCATCGCATTCATCGAAGGCGTCCTCGGTGATGCCGAGAAGAGAAAACCAAGGCCACTGTAGGGGACAGCACGAACCGACGTGCTTCAAACTGTAGGGGCGACTGTAAGCGCCCGTCCCAACACCGCTCCCCACTATTCCCCCTTCCCAAACTGGGAAAAGGGAAAAAGTGTGGGGGAGGTATTACGGCTCTTTTCACTCAGCGTTGGGGGGCCTGCCAGGGGGAGGGTCGGGATCGAGGCGAACGCCACCCCTCGATCGCGCCACTGGGTTCCGCATCGCATCTCCCCTGCATCTCCCCTATATCTCCCCTGCCCTGCGCCCTGGCGCGGTTCCGCCCTAGCCGGGCACTAGCCTGGAGCATCCCAGATGCATCCCAGCGAGGGTTTTCGATAACGGAAATGGGGCGAAAGCCTAATGATATCAACGATCGTGGCCGAGCCTACCATCTGTCTCTAGAACAGGTGGCTGTCTTATGCAGAGTAAGGGGCGCTGTGCCGAGCAGGCCTCGCAATGGGCTCAAGGGGGACTTGAGTGTGGTACGAGGATCGCGGCCTGCCCGGCGATCGAGGAATAAGCCCTCAATCACTGGCTTTCACGCTGCTTTTGGCCATACCGCGCGATCTCGGCGTCGATTTGTTCTAGATTTAGGCCTGCCAGGGGTGGGCTCGCATTGGCCCGCTCGTCGTCACTGACGCAGAATTCCATCAGGGTGCGGCTCGCGGACGCTACAGCGCTCGGAGGCGCATCAGCGGCCCTTATTACGCGAAGGAGGGCGTCCCGTATCTCCTGCCGCAGGGGTATGCTCTGCGGCTGGGATGCCCCACTCATCGGCTTGGCGTTGGGCGAGCGTTTCCTCGTGGCGCTTACGGTCGGTGATATTTGCGGTCCATCGTCCATGCTTGAGCTTTCGAGCTTTCCTGCGAAGCCTGATGATCATAGCACCACCGTGAAACCAGCACACCGAGGCTCCGGTGATGGCCATCCGATTACAGGTCTTGCAGCGCCGCTTGTTCAAGTTCCCTGGCAGGGCCTTGGTCATTGCTCGGGATGCTTTCCAGGCAGCGTTTCCTGATCCTGCGCTCATCAGTTTTCTCCGTTGATGAAGAGTGCTGTGACGGAGCGTGACACAGGGCGTGACATGTTTCTCTCTCTTAGAGAGAGAGAAAACTGTCACGCTGCCTGTGCGGGCGTGACAGTTTCAGCAAGTTCCGTTTTGTCACGCTTGTCACGCTCACACCGTCATCAGCAAAATCAAACGCTTGCACCCAACCGTGTGACAAAACCCAAATTGTCACGCTGTCACGCATCCGATTTGTTTCCTAAAACAGCGTGACAGAAAGCGTGACAAACGGCAGTGCAGCATTTTTCCCTAAGCGATATCGTTAATTTTGCAATCCGATATCGTTAATTCCGCCAGGGCGGCTTCACCATCCGATCGGCTTGGCGGATGCTGGCGGCGATGTCTTTGCCGGTCTTGTATCCGCTGATGCCGCGCTTCCACTTATTGAGGACGGCCCCCGCGCTCCAGTTAAAATTCGCATCAGCGAGCGCGGCTCGGGCGCTGGGCGGCAGCCTATCATAGTACCACATGTCAGGCTTACTGACCCGAGCCCTCCGTCCGACCTTTGGCGAGTTAGCGCTCATGGCCGAGGCTCATCCCGAATGAGCCACATCAGTTCACGCTCGGTCGAATAGCGATGGCTGCCGACCAGTCCCTTGCAGGCATCGATGGCGCGCTTCCAGGCCTGACGGGAGGCGGCTTTGCGCTTCTTCTCATCGGTATCGAATTGCACGGGATAGGCGTGATCGAAGGCGTCCCGCACATGCTTGGCATTGACGGCCCGCAGTGGGCTCATGCCGGGGCGTGGCGTGACCGTCTCGCCATGAGCAAGCAGCGCCTCGGTCATGGCCTCAAGCATCGGCTTGGCGGCCTTCCTGGGGCCATCTGGCTTGGTGTGCCGGTCGCCCTCCCATTTTACGATCAACTCAGTGATCGGATCGCCATCGCGATCCTCGCCGAGCTTGCACTCAATCAGGTTGAACGGCACCTCAAACCCAGCACGCCCGCCACGCAGCTTGGCCAACGCCAGCCGCGTATTGGTCACCACGCCGGTCGCACTGCGCTCACCTAGGATCGACATGATCGCGTCCGCTGCCTGCTCCTTCACCGAGCTATCACGCAGGCCTCGATCGGCATCCTTGCCGAGATGGTCGACCACCACCACAAGCGCTCCGCTCTCGACCGACATCCAGCGCAGCATGTCCATCACATGCTGCATCTGCGCGCTGTCCTTGGCATCCTTGAAGCTCGATGCCGACATCAACGTGTCGACCACGATCAGCGACAGCGGACAGTCATGGCCACGATCAATAAGCTCCTGCTTGATGTTGGCGATCATCATGCCGAATTGCTGCTTGGCATCCTGATCGGTGAGCTTCGGCATTGTGAGCGTCCACCACAGCGGCATCGGGCCGATCGTTTCGCCTAGCTGCTCAAGCATCGGCGCGACCTTGGCCTTCTTGATTGCGGTCCAGCGCTTGCGGATCACGTCGACACCTTCAGCAGCCAGGAACAGCACACCACCAGGGCGCTCGATCTGATGACCGGCGAATTCGGCTCCGGTGATCACAGCCTGCGCTAGCTCAAGCGCAACGTAGGTCTTGCCCATGCTGTGCTGACCACCGAGGAATGCGAGGCCACGCTCGGGCAACATGTCTTTAATCAAGCAATCAAAGTCTGGCATGACGTCGGCTCCTCCCTCGTACTGCGTTGTGAAATGCTGGTTCGATGCCGGGCCGCCCTGGCCGTTGCCCTGCGCCTTCGCCTTGAACGGCACCACGATGCTGGCTGGATCGACAATCTTGCTGCCGGGCGGCGGCACAAATGGCGGCAGGACATCAGGCATGCGGAGCCTCCAGTGGGTCGGCGTAATCGCGTCCTTCGGCTTCCGGGGTTATGATGATGGCTTCCTGATGCGTGGTCGCGTTCCAGCGATCGGCGGCGACCTTGGCGGCGCGCAGTCCAACTGGATCATGATCGGCGCAGATGATCAGTTGCCCCACACCAAACAGGATTGGCAAGCGCTCGATCGCGCCCGCGCTGCCGAGCGCCCATAGCGGTGAATAACCGCGCTCGATCAGTGCAATCCCCGTCTCCAATCCTTCGCAGACAAATAGCCTCGGGCAAAACATCAGCGGCTCGCTATGCGTCTCATAGTGTCCGGTGAGCTTCATCGCACAGCCACTAGTAGGTCCGAGCATCATGGCGCTGATCTTGGTGGCTCGATCGGCAGTAAAAAACACACGCTGGATCGCCACCGGCTCGTGGCTCTGCAATGGACACATCGCAGCGATCAACGCAGGCCCACGCTCGGCACCACGCGGGCACCGCGCATGGAAACGCAAAGCCCCACAATCGTTTGGCAGCGATAGATCGCGGCCCCACAAATAGACCTCGGCCATGGTGCCATGCGGATCAACGCCCTCATTCCAGATCGCCAGCGCAAGCTCGCTGTTGCGCTTGGCCTCGGCGTCGTCCTGGGGGTGTGTGTTATTCCCCTGAGTTTCACACACCCATCGCCCGGTGGCAGCCAGCACCTTGATGATCTCGGTCGGCGTGCAGCCAGCGAGGCAGCGCACCTGAACTTGCTCCTTGCCGTCGAAGATGATCAGCGATGGTGTCTTGTCATCATGCGCCGGGCATCGCGCTACCCACTGACGGCCAGCACGCTTACCACCGAGCGCATGTGCGAGATCGGCGGCGTTCATAGCTCCATCTTGCCGGTATGAATGTAGTTGCGCACCTTGCGGGCAAACTTTGACGAGGTCATCAGGTCGCTGCCGATCGGCTCGCCTGCCTCATGATGCTCCGACGCATAATTGAATTCTGGGATCGATGCGTGGTGCAGGCCCGGCACCGTGATCAGGATGTTGTAGTCATTCCATTTGAACTCACGCATGCCGCGAAAGTGCATGTGAACCGCAGCACCAGATTTGCGGATGTGCGGGCGCACGATGTGGAAGATCCGTTTTCGGTTGCCCTTGTCGTTGACCAGCACCTCACGGTCCTTGAAAAAGTATGGTGTGCGCTTGATGTTGACGCCGAAGGTTGCGGCGATGCTGCCGCGCTCGGCGCTGACGCGGATCATCGAGGTGTTGGCGCGCTCAAAGTTGTTTGCGACGATGGCAAATAGCTCGGTCATGAACTCTTCGACGTCGCGGACGTCCTTGTGTTCCGCCGCCCAATCTCGCGAGAAGCGGTCGCCAAGCTGCCACTCCTGGCGGGCAATGGTTGAATATCGCTGCGATCCTCTGCGGTGCTTGATCCTGATGCGCTCACAGTTGCGCGTGCGCAGTAGCGCAAGCGTGCCATCCTCGCGCACCAAGATAGGAAAACGAAAGCCAAAGCCAACCTTGGCTTCGTCATCAGGATTGTCCCAGTAGGCGGTCATCTCGTACACGGTCCCAGACGGCACGCGCTGGATGTGCGGTGGTGCTTTCTTGCGGTCGTACTTTTGGAAATAGACAAAGCGTGGATAGATGGCATCGCTTCTTTTCTCCCGCTCCTGCTTGGTCAAGAGGTGGCCCCAGAACACCGCGCCAAATGCTGGCAGTGTTTGCCTGAACCATGGCTCAAGCGGATCAGGGGCTCGATGCGCAAACGGGATCAGCGTTTTGTCTGGGAATACGTTTGCGCCGGTCTGCCGGTAGAGTTGATACGCGCTGTGGTCGACGCGGCGCATGCGGCTCAAGCAGGCCATGTAGAAATCGAGCTGATCGAGGATAGCCTCGCGGAAATAAAATTCGCCGTAAGTGTCCTTAGTCCATTCGTACTCGTCGCGCTTTGGTTTCGGCGGCTTCGGCTGCGGCGGGATCGTCAGCGCAGCAGGAGCCGCTGGCTTTATGATGAACGACAACAGCAACAGATAGAGCCGCTTGAGTTGCGCGATCATGCTCCCTCCCCTGCAGTCTTGAATTGATAGAGCGAGGCGCGGCGATTGATCACCACGTAGCTCAGCACGCCCTTGAGCCGCATCTCGCGCAGGATGCGATCGGGGCTGCCGGGTGCAATCGATGGCTCGCGCTCCAGCACGTATTGCCGGAGGTCTTCAGCGTGGAAGGCTTGTCCGCGCCGCTCGTTGTAGAAGGCGAGGATGTGCAGCGCGATCCTGCTGTAGACGCGATTGAGGTTCTCGCGGTGGGTGAACAGATCGTATTGATCGTTCATGCGGTCACGCTGATCCGCACCACGCGCCAATGCTTCAGCACGGCGATCGCATCATCGAAGCCGAAGACCACGGCATGCGGGTAGCCGTAGGTGTTGCAGTAATTGGCGAACGCCTGCTGCGCATCGCTGATCACGCCGCCCTTGCGCTTAAGCTCAAGGAAATGCGCGAGCGCGTGCGGCGACAGCAGGATGAAATCGGACCAGCCGGGTTGCTGGCCGGAGCGCTTCATCATCGTCGCTGTCTGGATCGAGCGCTTGCCGCCGTGACCGATGTGGGTCCAGTTCCAGCCAGGGCAGAGACTGACGCGCAGCGTGTCGGCGAGCGCGATCTGCGTGCGAAGCTCTAATGCGGGCGGCGGTCGCACACCTCGCTGTCTCTTGCCTTTGAACAGCGATAGCTGGCGCACGGTTCACCTTGCATCGGTGAAGCGCCAGAGTTCGCGCGGTGCTTCATAGCCGCGCTCGGCGAGCGCGTCTTGCATGGCGAAGTAATACTTTGGCGGAAACAGCGCATCGTACTTACGCCACGCACTGACAGCAGCGAGTGATAACTTGCACATGCGTGCAACCTTGGTGCTGCCACCAAGCTCACGCACCACGTCTTCAAATGTTTGGAGTTGCTTCTTACGTTTCGGCATAAATAAACGCTAAGCGCAAATTTATTTGAAATGCAAATTTGCAAATCACCGCGACAATGCGAGACACTGCTGAACACTACTGAGCAGCGCTGAATATTTGACGGTAGTTTTCCACCTCTTCCACCCGCAAAATATTTTTCGCTGGCAACAATTATATTTTGAGCATCCGCGCTTGCGGTCGGCGTGCGATGAGCGTTTGGTATCCGGTACTGCGCTGAACAGATCGCACTGGAAATCAAATCACCGTTCGCTGCTCCCACAGCGGACATCATCAATGCAAAACTTTGCGGGCCACGCGCTCGCGAGGGAGCGCTCGATGCTGTCCGAAGAGATCAAGCAGCTACGCAAGTTCAAGTTCACCGCCTCGATGGCTCCGGCGCTGATGTCGGACAAACCCGAATATCTACTGGAGTTATGGCAGCGGGCGATCGGCGAAATAGGAGAACCCGAAACCACATGGCCGATGAAGCTCGGCTCGCACTGCGAGCCGCTGATCCTCGACCATCATCAGGAGAAGACCGGACGCGCCATCACTGAGCGCGGCACCTTCGTCGCACATCCAACCATCCCCGATGTTTCGGCCACGCTCGATGGCTATCGCGCCGTCGATGACTGCGTGCTGGACGCCAAGTGCAGCGGCTCGTGGATGACGATCGAGAAGATCATCAATTTCTATGCGCCGCAGATCGTGGTGCAGAAAAGCTGCCGGGGTGCGGCCAAGGGGGCGCTGCTGATCATGCACGGCACCGCCGAGCCGCGCGAATACCCGGTTGAGGTCAACGCCGAATACGAAACCGAATTGTGGAAGCGGATCGCGCAGTTTCAGGAGCATGTCGAACTGATGACGCGCCCGGTGCCGCTGCCGGAGGTGGTGCCACAGGAACGCTGGCGCAGCATCAGCCTCGACGTCAGCGAGCGTGATCGCTGGCCTAACTGGGGCGAGGACATGCTTGAGCATCTGCAGAACTGGGCCGACCACAAGGACAGCGCCGATGCCTTCACCGCTGCAAGCAGCGCGGTGAAGAAGCTCCTGCCAGATGACGTCGGTCGCCTGAAAGCCCCCGGCGTCGAGGTGCTGCGCAATCGCGCCAGCGCGCTGACCATCAGGAGAACGCGGTGATCGACGCCGAGACGAAGCTCAACGCGGTCGAACGCGAGCTAAAGGTCCGGCGGCGTGTTTATCCGCGCTGGGTCGAGGAAGGCAAAATAACGGACGGGTTTGCGTCTGCGCAGATCGCAGTCTTTGAAGCAATCGCCGATGACTACCGCGCCCTGGCGCAGAAGGAGAGGCTGCTGTGAGCATGACGGAAACAAATACGCGGCTGCCGGTGCCGAGCGGCATCGAGCAATCGATGTGGCGCGTGCTGACCGAGGTGATCTTCCCAAGCGCGAGGAGCGCAGCCTCGATCCAGTTGGCGCTCACGTACTGCAAGGCGCGCGGCCTCGACATCATGAAGAAGCCGGTCAACATCGTGCCGGTGTGGTCATCGGTCGAGCGGCGTGAGATCGAAACCATCTGGCCCTCAATCGGCGAAGCGCAGATCACCGCAGCGCGATCGAAGGAGTGGGCCGGGCTCGATCCGCCGCACTATGGCCCTGACATCACGCAGTCGTTCGCCGGTCGGCGCAAAGGACAGTCTGGTTGGGAGGATACCAAGGCCGACGTCACCTATCCGCAATGGTGCGAGATCACCGTCTATCGCTTGGTCGGCGACCAGCGCCACGCTTTCACCGAGCGCGTCTACTGGACCGAGGCCTATGGCCGCCAGGGCGGCAGCTTGGTGCCGAATGCGATGTGGGCCAAGCGCCCCTACGGACAATTGCAGAAGGTCGCCAAGGCTGCGGCGCTGCGCGCGGCGTTCCCCGAGGAGGCGGGCTCGAGCCCGACAGATGAGGAGATGCACGGCTTGACCGTCGAGGAGGCGAACCTCGTGCAGCACGAGCCGCCGAAGCCCGTGCCGATGCAGCCTTCGCCACCGATCACACCGGATCACGATCCGCAAACCGGCGAGGTAAGCGAGAAGGCCGATGCTGACGGCATCCTGACCAACATGCCGCTGCTTGAGGGCGAGACGTGGCAGCAGTGGGGCGCGCGCTTCATCGCAGCGGTGCGCGCGCAAAGAACGCTCGACGGCGTCGATGAACTGGTCGCCGACAACGCCGAGCGGATCGAGGCGATGAAGGCCACCTTCCCCGGCATGGCCGAGCGGCTCGATCGCAGCATCGAGGCGCACAAGGTTGTCATCCTGAAGAAGACTGCGCCGAAGGATGAGCCGCAATGAAGTTCAGCGTCGGCAAAAACGCGCTGATGCCGGATGACAGCGCGGCGGTTGATTTCCTCAAGGCACAGACGATCGGCGAGCGGCTGACGATCTTCGCGCTGACCGAGAGTGAGCATAAGTTTCGCGCCTTCGTCTTCATGGCGCTGACCAAGATCGCCAAGGTTGCCAACCTCGACAACGATGAGATGCGCGCGGCGCTGATGATCGACACGGGCCGCGCCAAAATGATCCGGCTGCCGGATGGCCACCGCGTGCATGCGTTCAAGTCGATGAACGCGATGTCGATGTCGCACGAGCAATTGAAGGAATTCTGGGAGGAGGCCAAGGCCACCATCAAGCGGGACATCCTGCCAAGCCTCGATGACGACGACACCAAGGAGATAGAGGAGCTACTGACATGACAGCAAACGGCAACGGCGACCCTGGCGGCATCGTTGAACTACCCGAGGGACGGCTGGCGATCCTGCAGCAGGCCAACCGCATCGCCCAGGAAACCGCCAACGATCGTGACCAAGCGATCAAGGAGGTGAACCGGCTCAATCTGTTGATCACCGAAAAAGATGTGCGCGAGCAAGCGCTGCAGTCGCTGGTCAACGAGATGGAAAGCCGCGTGGAGAAGATGACGGCGATCCGCGACGAGGCGATCGCCCACCGCGCCGCTTACGAGGCGCTGTTCAAGATGCAGTTGGCAACGCTGCAGGCGTTCGTGCCGCCGACCGCGCCGCTGGTCGAGAAGGTCGATGAGTGATGCGCCTGCTCCTCGCCGCGATGCTCGTGCTGCTGCCGCAAGTTGCGGCCGCAAAGTGCATGAGCAAG